CTGTCGTGCGGCTTTTCGTAGGAGTAATCGGCATGCTGCAACTTCCCGCCTTTCTCATCCCGAATGCCGTTCCAATAGAACAATGGCGCTTTTTTAGTCCCTGATAAGGCCTTGCTAACCTGGGGCTGGGCTTGCTCGCTAACGTTTAATGTCATTTCAATATCTCCTGCCCCTGTGCCGCCGGTTGCGGGTGTCGTGGGGTGATGTGGAGATATTACGGAATCCCGTTTCAGTTTGTCAACGGAATTCCGTTAATTATTTGCGAGAAGTTTGCGAGGCATGTAAAACATCTGCTCATCCTTACGTCTATACTTTAAAGACACCACCGTGCGTGTATTAGTTAACCCTTTCAATCTTATTTATTAGATACACCTTACCCCCAATGATCCCTTCTTCGGGGAACTCAAACGAGGGCATGAGGTGGTTGTCACTGACAACGAAAAGCCTTCCCCGATCTTGTAAGCGCTTGATCTGATGTCCGTGGCCCACATTCACTAGGTAAAGTCCGTCCCCCTCAAAAGTATGCGTTCCGGTGTCTACAAGTACGACCTCCCCCGGCGCAATAGTGGGGGTCATGGAGTCCCCTTTACCAGTGACGAGCACCAAACGCCCAGGAGGGGGCAGGAATCCAAGCAGCGAGCGCAGGAAGGCTTCCGAGTACTCAACCGTGCGGACTATTTCCGGAAAGTCCTCGTTTTCGCGACCATCGCCCATACCGGCTTCACCCATCTGCTGTACACGGACATAGCCCAAGGAGTTATTGCCAATAGGGGCAGGAAACGTATCCGTAGATTTCTCACCGCGGCCAGTTTCGAGCCATTGAGCAGACACCCCAAGACGTTCAGCAATCTTATGCAATGCTGTAGTTGATCTTGAGTGACCAAGCTCTAAATCCGAAAGGGTTGATGTGGCAATACCGGCGAACTTTGCTAATTCGGTCCGGCTAATGCCTTGGTTCTCGCGCTCGGCGCGAATTCTGCTTCCGATCTTCATGCCATGCATTTCAACGGAATTCAATAACGGAATTTCGTTGACATAGTCCCACGGGATTCCGTAGCATGAGCGTATGAACATCTGGCAGACCAAGATTTCCAAACTCGAAGCTTATGGCTTTACCTTGAGCGGAATTGCTCGAGCTATCGGGATCGAGCCGCAAAGTGTCTCCGATATCAAGCATGGGCGTACGAAGGAACCACGGGGGATGGCCGCCGTGAAACTCTACCAACTGCGCCCCGACATCTTCGGCACTCCCCCCACAAATCACAGGCAGGAGGTGTCCGATGCAGCCTAATTCTTTTATGTTTCGAATCCGAAAGGCAGTTCGCCTTTGGTGGTTTCGATTACGCAAACAACCGTACTGTGTGGAATGTGAAAAACCGTTGGGGTCGCTCGCATTTCTCCATACGGAATTAAGTTTTGAAGAGATATTGAAAGGTGAAGGCCTGCCGTGTCCGCTTAAGTGTAAATCCAGAACGGATGCCTGCCAAAGCGGCTGTACGGGCGCTAAAGTTTTGGGATGCCAGAGTCTTTCATAGATGAATCCGCATCCACTATTAACCTGGATTCTTTCGCTTCGTTCATGCCGATCTCCGGTGGTGGTTTGGTTGTGTGTAAACACCAAGGCTACCGGTAGATCGGCCCCCGCCTGATTCCGATTAACTACGCGTTCGCGGAGGTGCCTAATGTGGCTTAATTCTTTACTTTTACGAACGCGAAAGGTAGTGCGCCTTTGGCTATTTCGACCACGCAAACTACAGAACTGTGTGGGATGCGAACACAGAGCGTATATGTTTTGGTGTCGGTTGTCCTCTCTAGATTTAATAAAAGGAAATTGCTTTCCACACCAAGGTGCGTGGAAATCCAAAACGGGTGCTCGCCCCAACGACCGTCCGCCTCCCAAAGCGATTCGGTTAGGAATAACCCCGTGACTGAGTTCACGCCTAGTACTACTACGAATTCTTTTTCTTCGTTCATGCCGATCTCCGGTAGTGATTTGGTTGTCTTGAAGCATCAATTCTACCGGCAGATCGGCTCCTCTGTTTTTGCAAGCAGTTTTATCCGTTTCTGTGACGCAAATAATATTTTTAGGTTTTTCAGCTAATTCCACGGCTCGGTGTCCTGGTGATGTCGAGCCACTTTTATAACCCTGTGAGTGTGCCCCACGCTGTCCCGCTGAGAGGTAATGAGAGTGACAAGCCAGCAAATCCCTTTGTTTTATGACTCTTACGAGGATGCGATCCGCGATTGTGTGACCGCACTTGGCGGATTCAAGAAGGTAGGGAATATGCTTTGGCCTGCCATGCCCGCCGATGATGCAGGGCGCAAGTTATCTGCTTGCCTCAACACGGAGAAGCGAGAAAAGCTCGATCTGAGCGAATTACGTTTGATCCGACTGGAAGCACGCAAGGCAGGCGTGCACATCCTCGCGTACTACGAAGCACGCGATGCCGGTTACTCAGAACCACAGCCGTTGAACCCTGAAGATGAAGCCGCACAGTTGCAGCGTGAGTTCATCGCCGCTGTGAAGGGCTTAGAAACCTTGCAAGCGCGCATGGCGCGGACGGTGATATGAGCTTGACCACTGTACGCCGCTGCGGTACCGTCGCCGGTAAGGAGCTTAAGAACTCCGAGCCTAGAGGTACCCGCACCCGAAAACCATGCGGTTTTTTTATGCCCGCACGTTTTACGTCGGGAGGGCGGCAGCCATACAACACCCGCAAGGGGAAAGCTGCCCGCCGTCTAGGCTCGGTTCTTAACCTCCCGACACCCACAGGTGCGGCGCGTAAGAACGTCTCCCTGTGTTCTTCTCACAGCCTAGGAGATGTTTTTATGACGCAGTCCATTATTCCGTTTAATTTTCATTCTCACGCTGTGCGCGTTGTGATGCGCGATGGCAATCCGTGGTTTGTTGCTACCGATGTGTGTACGGCATTGGGGTACCGAAATCCAAGCAAAGCAATCGCAGATCATTTGGACGATGACGAGCGGTCTAACGAACAGTTAGACCGGTCCAGGATGGGTAGCAAAGCCGTCATCATTTCCGAGTCTGGCCTATACGCTTTGATACTCCGCTCCAGAAAGCCAGAGGCACGTAAATTCGCCAAGTGGGTAACCTCGGAAGTCATGCCCTCAATCCGCAAGACGGGGGGTTATTCCGCTACCGGAACGGTGGTGAATGACGATGTGCTCTATGCCATCTGGTTTCTGTGCGGCCAATTCAAGTCGCTGCATGAAACGGTATTCACCAACAAAGTTCCGCAAGCACTGGCATGGCTTGGGGCTAGGCAGATGAGCGGGGCGCTTTACGACCGCCTGCTAGATGGCCTGCACGGCGGCGTTGGCCCTATAGAAAAAGCCCTCGGCCCTCAGATGGAGCGGGTTAGTGGGATTACCTATCACCGCTTCAGCTAACACCTGCGGCTGTCTGGCTGGCCGTACTCCTTAATTAGTAAGGAGTGACTCTCAAATCACTAAACCACCCCCGCAGTTAAAAAGGGCGGGCTGAGGGGGTGGCCTCAACTCGCCCAAAACAAAGGTGAAACTCCTTATGAGAGATTCTATCACGGTTCTAAAACACCCCGTAAATACCCTGGCCAAAACATGGCGCGCTGATGGCTCGGTGAAAGCATACGACAACGCCAAGTTCTTCCAGGTGGAGCAACGAGCGCTCAACAATAGTCGCGACTTGTCTACCCTCCTCACGGAGCTGGAGCAAAACCCTCATGCCTGCGTGATTCGCGGGGCGTATGTGGGCGATGCCAAAGCCTCTACGCTCGATACTGAGTTCCAGAAAGGAAAAGTACGGCGCATTGCCGAGCTGTACGAGGATATCCCGCATCACTGGATGCTTGTTGAGATCGACAACTTCTACCCACTGCGCCGCGATCCGGTGGCCGATCCGGTAGGGAGCATCGACGAGTTCCTCAGCGACCAAATGCCCTTGGGTTTCTACGGCGCGGATTACCATTGGCAGTTATCCAGTAGCGCGGGGCGGCCTGAGTGCGCAGGGAAGCTAAAAGCCCATGTGTGGTTTTGGCTGCACAGGCCGTACACCAGCGCACAGCTCAAAGCCTGGGCCGCTGTCTGCGCTCCAGGGCTGGATGCTTCTGTATTTAATACGGTGCAAATCCACTACACCGCCGCCCCTGTGTTTGAAGCCGGTGTGACCGATCCAGTTCCAGTGCGTAGCGGCTTTGTGAAAGGGTTTATGGAAGATTCTGTGATGCTGGAGATTGATGCGGCGATACTGGAAAGCGCCAAGACTGAAGGTAAACCCAGTCGCCAACACAAGCTCATGGCCGCTGCTGCCAACGACCCTGTGGCTGTATGTCTTGCCAAACACGGGATGATCCGCTCCACCGGCAAAGCGGGGGAACTCTTTATTGAATGCCCCTTTGAAGAACGCCATACGCAAGCCTCTAGCCCCACATCCACGGTGTATTACCCAGCACATACCGGAGGCTATGCCAAAGGCGCGTTTGTATGCCAGCACGCCCACTGCCACGGGGTGCCGCAATCAGAATTTCTAAACCAAATAGGAATCTATTCCGAACAGGAAATATTAGACATGTTCGATGTGATTACAGATGACCCCTGCACCCAAGCCATGCCAGCCGTTAAGAAGCGCGTTGTACCCGAAGCGCTGCACCTGGTCACTGATGCAGCGAACGCGGGACGGATCGCCAAGCGCCACGGTAAACAGCTCATGTGGACTGGGAATCGCTGGCTTGTTTGGAATGACAGATATTGGGAGAGTGATCCGGTCGGGGCGCATGCGCTGATGGCCGATCTTCCCGCCCTCATTCGTGCCGAAGCCGAGCAATGGCGTCTTAAAGCCACAGACACGGAGGATGGGAAAGCGAAAAACGAAAAGATCGCCGCTGCGCTGGATGCCTGGAGCAAAAAATCAGAAATGGGCAGCGCAATTGAGACATTGGAGAGGCTGCTCAAAAAGAGGCTCAGGGTCCCTCTGGAACAACTCGACACGAATCCCTGGCTATTGAACTGTGCCAACGGCACCGTGGACCTGCGCACCGGAACGCTCAAAGCGCATCGCCCAGAGGATTACATTACGCGGGTTGTCCCTATCAACTTCGACCCTAAGGCCACCGCTCCTGAGTTTATAACCACACTGGCGCGCATCACCTGCGAATATGGGGAATCCTCTAAGCCACTCTGCGCCTTTCTGCAACGCTGGTTTGGCTACTGCGCCACCGGAGAGGTACGGGAACAGAAGTTCGCCGTGCTGTACGGGGATGGGAATAACGGGAAAAGCACGTTACTGGACCTAATCACAGGGATTCTTGGCCGTTATTCAGGTGTGGCCGCCCCTGGGCTGCTCACAGGCAAGAACGGCCCACAACACCCTAATGCCATTGCCGACCTCGCCGGTCGACGCATGGTCACCACTCACGAATCGGGGGAGGGCGAAGTATTGCGGGAAGACTTCGTGAAGCAAGCCACTGGCGGCGATACGCTCAAGGCACGTTACTTATACGGTGAATTCTTCGAGTTCAAACCCACACACAAGCTGCAATTGCTCACTAACCATAAGCCAGTGATCAAAGGTCAAGACAGCGGCATCTGGAGGCGCATTATGCTCATCCCCTTTAAAGCGAAATTTGATGCCGCTGAAGGGGAAGAGATCGGTAACGGCAAGTACCCTCGGGATATGAGGATCGCTGAGAAGCTGGCCGCTGAACGAGAAGGTGTATTGGCCTGGATCGTGGCCGGTGCCGTGGAGTGGTACAAGAACGGGCTGAGGCCGCCTGATATCGTGTTGGCCGCTTCGGAGGACTACAAGGAGGAGCAGGACCGCGTAGGGCAGTTCATTGATGAAGAATGCGAGCTAGGAGTCGAGAAAGAGGAGAAGCTCAGTACGCCAATGGGCGGTGGCCTCTACCCAGCGTATACGCAATGGTGCAAGGCCAGCGGCGTTTGCGCGTTGTCCAAAGTCCGTTTTCTTGGCGGATTGGAACGGCGCGTACCTGGGTTTAAGAAGAAGTACGTAGATCGGATCGTTGAAGGGAAGCGCCACAAGTTTACGGTGATTATCGGCGTGTCACTTGTAAATGCTGAGTTTTGAGGCGGGGCAGGTGTGGTGTGTGGGTTAGTCGCCCCACCCCCCACTTCTATAAACCCCCTTTTTACAATGTTGGGTTAAAAGTAAGTATAGATATATATACATATATAACTATTTATTTTAGGGGGATGTAGAGGTGGGGAGTGGGGCGACAGCCTCCCGCACCGTACATCTAGCCACTGCCACACAGACGGGAAGAAAGCGCCGCCGCCTCACCCAACAATCTTCTTTTATTTCAATGGGTTATAATTGTCTCCATGCTTTTTTGCGGCTGGTTAGTTACAAATGCAAACAACAAATCTTCTACAATGTAACAATCCGCGTCGTTTATTGGCGCGTTTGAACCCGAGCACGATCCGCTACGACACGCTGCCTGGTGGTGTGCCTGAGCTGACGGCGCAGGACATTGCGCATGCCTTAGCGCTCACCCCAGCGGGCTTGGGGCGTGAGGTACTGGAAGCGTGCTGGTGGCCGGATGGCGCAGCGTTGCGACGTGGCCCCTTGCGCGATGCGGCGGTGGCCTTGGTGGTGCCGGAGATTCGACGGCAGCAGCAGCGCTTGCTGGAAGCGCGTACAGACGTGGGCATTGTCAAAGCGTGCATGGGGTGGACCCGAGCGACGACAAGCGCACAGCAGGCTGCGCTGAGGCGTGCGGAGGAGCGGCTGGAGGAGGCCAAGGCGCAGCTATGGCCACAGGCAACATTGGAGATGCTGCCGGTTCTTGTTGCGGCGGTTGTGGATGAGCTATCCCAGCCGCGTGATTGCCCGACGTGCCACGGTCGGGGGGCGGTGCGCGCAGGGGCGTTGGTGAAGGTATGCGCGGCGTGCGGGGGCAGTGGCATGCTGCCGGTGAGTGATCGCCGTCGGGCGGCTGCGATTGGCCGTGATGAGGCTTCCTACCGCAGGGTGTGGTGTGGCGTGTACGAGTGGTTACTTAACAAGATGCGTAGTGCCGAACGCCAAGCGGCTAGGGAGCTTCAAGAGGCGTTGCAGAGAGAAGCTGCGTAGTGCGGAGTTGATGCCTCCGCACTTTCCCCCCTACTGTACGCGCCTGAGTGGTGCTGTGTCCTCATCCTGCTGAACGTTGAATTGATTTATGACTGCTGCGTTATCAAGTGCGTATGCCATGCACGAAGGCGACGCACTGCGGCTGCTTTGCGACATAGACAGCGCAAGCGTGGACGCGGTGATTACCGATCCGCCGTACTGTTCCGGTGCGATGCGGATGTCGGATCGCTTCAAGCCCACGAAAAGAAAATATATCAACAGCACCACTAAACATATTGCCCCTGATTTTGATTGCGACTTCCGCGACCATCGAGGTTTTTTGGCGTGGTCCAGCCAATGGCTTTCAGAGTGTCGCCGCGTCACGCGCCCTGGTGGTGTGCTTTTAGTGTTTACTGATTGGCGGATGCTGCCAACGCTCACCGATGCCGTACAGAGTGCAGGCTGGGCGTGGCAGGGCATTGTGGTATGGGATAAAACGCCCGCATGTCGTCCCCAGCTAGGCCGGTTCCGCAGCCAAGCCGAATTTATCGTCTGGGCGTCCTGTGGCTTGATGAATCCCAAAGCGCATCCGGTCACGCCGGTAGGCGTTTTTGCTACCGGCACAGCGCCCCGCGAAAAGCGGCAC